TGTTCTCCTACGAACTGTTTATATGCAAATATTTATCATATTCTTTTCAAAATCATTAACTCTTGCTTTAATATCAAAAGAAAAGGGGCATTTCTGCCCCTTTTCCTGTTACCAGTTTTTGTAACCTATTAACCAGTTGAACCCAGTGTGTTCTGGATACGAATTGGAATGTAGATGAACTCAACTGCTTTGACTGGCTGAATAGCGATGTCAATGTGTAGTTCGTTACGATCAATTCTTGCTGGTGTATTGTTTGTTGTATCGCAAACAACTAGGAAGTCAAACAAGCCGCGCTGTGTTACTAGCTGACCTAAGAAACGGTCAACTGTTACTTTAGCGTTCTGACGTGTAACTTCGTCGTTTGGTTCAAACAAGAATGGCTTAACGATGTCATCTAGACGTTCACGTAGGTAAACAACTAGACGTGCAACGTTAACACGATCCAATGCACTTGCTACAGGGTTTAGAGTTTTCTGACCAAACACTGCTAGGCCGCGGCCTGGGAAGTTGCCAATTGGGTTAATCTTGTTGATGTACAAGCTATCACGCTGACCTTCGCTTAGAGATACTGGTGTATACTCTGAGCTTACTGGATCTAGGTAACCTACGCTTGTAGCATTGTTTACAAGACCGCGTTGGAAGCCAGCTGGTGCGAACCATGGGAAAGCAACCTGGTCGTTAAATGCTAGTGTACGTAGAGCAATATGACTTGCTGGTACCATTACACTTGAACCGTCTAGGTTGGTTGTTAAACCATGTGGATAGTAAACACCGGCATATGGTGTGCTACTTACTAAGCCATCTTCACCGTTTTCGGTTGCATTGTTGCTGTTAGTTGCCCAAGCCTGTGTGCTTGTAGCATCTGCTGTTAGACGGAACGGAGGATCAACAAGAATAAATGCTGTTTCCTTACGATCAACATTTAGTGTGATCATTTCGTCAAACAATTCAGTATAACCCGGTGCAGCGATTAAGTTGAAACGGTTTGTTTCGTTTCTTAGTTCTTCGTTGCTAGCAATTGCTGACTGCATTGCACGTACTACTACGTTGCGTTGTGCTTTACGTAGCATGTATGGCGAACCGTCAATCTTATTGCCTGAGTAGTCAACCCAACGTGGACCAATTGCAACACCTTCGTGAGAATGATTTGGTCTCCAACGCTTTACGTTACCAGCACTTGCACGTTTGTTCCAACCTAGGATACCGGCTGGATATGCTGTTGCTGCTGGTGCATCGGCGTCTAGAGAGCTAGTTGCAGTTTCTCTGAAGTCAGCAAAAACAATACCGTCACCAGTGACCTGGTCTGTGTTATCAACTAGAACCCATGCATCGCCATCGTGCTTGTAAATTACTGGGAAGTTTTCTAAATCACCACTGTCAACCCAAATGTCGCCTGCTGCTAGTGCAGTTGAGCCATCGCTTTGTGTTGTTGGTTCTGTAGCAGTAACTTGTAGGTCGCCGCTTAGGCTTACCCAATCTGAACCGTCGTGTTCTAGTAAGTCAACACGTTCTGGTGTGATTGTGAAGTCTGCCCACAATGTGTTAGCAGGTAAGCTACCAGTGATTTGAGTTGCACTTGCTTCGTAGCTTAGTGCTTCAAAGTTTGTATAAGCAACATCTTCTGTGAGATTTAGATCTGCTGGTGTGAAGCCTGAAACGTTACCTCTATTTAGAAGAATGTCGTAACCATCAGTATTAACAATACGAATCTTACCACTTACGTTTGAAGCAATTGCGTTTGTTGTGAAGCTCAATGTTGCGTTAGCAGTTGATAGTGCGCTGTTAATGTCAGCAACCATATCGTCTACGCTAGCATTACCGTCACTGTCAGTATCGCTGGTAAAGAATACCTTTACAGGAGTACCATCGTTGATAGTAATATCAATTGCATACTTGCCGCTATGACCTGTTAAGCTAACATCAGTGTCACCTAGTGCTGCGGTTGATGTAGCAGTTACACTTGTGCCACCATTGTGACGCTTTAGGTAAATTGATAGACCTGGGATAGTGTCGCTCTCAACTACTTTAGCCCATAGATCGCCTTCAACCGCGCTGCCTAAGTCTGCATAGATTTCACTTGATAATTCATACAGAGAAATTGCTTCATCGGTAAACAAGCCAGTTGTGCTATCATATAGCTTAACTCTTAGTGTTGTACCGTTATTTGGTGCTGTAGTTTGTAGGAACAAATCGCCAATGGCTAGTGAGCCACCACCGCTCTTAGTTGTTGGAATTGCTAAGTGAGTAGCTACTTGGAAATCGGCTGCGCCTGTAGCACTGTTCCATGCTGAAGAATTAATAGCATACCATGCGCCACTAACCTTTTGATAGAACTTAATACGTGTATCAGTTGTACCCGAGTCAGTGAAGTATACAACAGCAAATTCGCCGTCCTTACCATAAGCAGCCTTTGGTGCTTTAGCAGTTGTTAGGTCTGTGCTTGCAGGAACCTTAACACTCTGACGAACCCATGCACTACCATTCCAACGCTTTAGACCCCATACTGTTTCGCTAGTGTCAAGCCAGTATGAACCATTATCAGGTGAAACTGTTGGTTCGGCTGCGCTTGGTAGCAAGGCGGCAAGGTCAACGTTTGCACGAAGAACATATGCTCTGTTTGCTGCGCCTAAGAAGCTGTATGCGGCTAATAGACCGTATTCATTTAACTCATGACCATGAATTGGTGTGCCACTTGATGTGGTTTGGAAACTAGGATTACCGTAGTTTGTTAACAAGTCACGCTGACTTGTGATTAATTTAACTAGATTTGCATTTGCTGATGTAGTAAATTCCGCTGTACCGCTACCGTCTGGTGTGCTCTTATCTTGTGCTGTTGCAATGATGATAAGAGGAACGGTACCTGTACCAGCTGGAGCATAGAAGCTCTCATCTGTTACGCTAATACTAACACCAGGTGAAACTAATGTTGCCATTTATGTTCTCCCTTTATGTTGAACGTTGCAATTATTTATACAAAAAGGGAGAAAAACGGTATTATTTGAAATGTGGGTACAACAATAAACCCGTCAAAAGGTAAATAAGCCTCAGACTAATTTAAGTTGTGTTTTAAAAATTTTACGTTGAATGTCTTCAACTTGGGCAGACAAATCTTCTAGTGTACCATTATTGTCGATAACAAAGTCAACTGGATATCCGGCCCAGTTCCATTCACTTTCGTGTACGTCTTTGTATCGTGTCTGCATAATTTTTCGGCTAACAGCATTACCTGAATTAGCACTTGTTGCAATACTATACCACTGTGGTAGCTCGCCGCGACGTACCCAAATAATTTTACCATTCATATTATGAATGAGATCAAGTTCGTTGCGGAATCGTGCATCGCTGATAACTACGCATTCAGTTGCACTTGCACGCCTAATTCTATACTCTAGACTATTAAGCCAAATATCTGAGTTGAAATGATTACGCATTACATCTGTACCAATTAGCTGTAATGCTAGGCGCGGAGTAAAGTTGTCGATTCCAGTTTTACGAGTCCAGAACATGTCAGGTGTTTCACGAAAGTCTCTGCTTTCTACAGTATCACCTTCAAGCAGTTCTCGCGGCCAACCAAAGATTGCACTGCATGCATCTTTAAGCGGTGTTGCAAAGCTATCTCTAATACATCCGCTTTTAATAAAATGCTGAGCCACAGTGTCTTTACCACTGCCAATAAAACCAACTAATCCAATAATCATTTTTAACCTATGATAAAGCCAAGAGGACTATTGCCTTCTTCCATATTATGGAGTTCTTGCTTTAGTTGCTCTTGCATTTGCTGTGATTCTTGTTTTAAGTCTTCACCATTAAGCTGAACGTTTCCGCCTGCACCAGGTAGGCCACTCTTATATTTGCTACGAGCTTCGCCTAAATAGTGCTTGCATAATGCTAGTGCATAGCTAGCCAACCATGGACTAGCATAAACGTCGCCAAGTAAAACGCTTTCCGGGATAAAGTTATAAACGCCAATAGCTACTTCCTCATCATGATTAACGTTACGAAGTATCTTTAGCTTCTTAGTATTACGATTCCAAAGGAAGTTGTATTCGCTACCAAACACACGCCCGATTGTTTCTTTGTACTGTGCAAACGCATCAAATACAGCAAGTCCACCAATCTGGCCTGCTTGTAGCATGTACATGTTATTGAATGCTACGTCAAACGGATCAAAGTTTGTGCCGCCACCGCTGTTAGTACCAATGCCCCTACGATACAGTCTGCGAACTTCGATTACTTCATTGGGAAGTGTGTACTCTGTTACACCGGGCTGTGTTTGAATAAACACAACACTTTCCTCAACGGAACCACTACTTAGCTGACGGTACTTTGCGATTGAGTTATCAATCGCAACATCGTAGTGTTCTCTATCTAATTCAACATCAACCATACCGTCGCCGAGACGAAGTTTGAGATCGCGAATAAGATCTTCTCTGCTACTGTATCCTATAGTATTTACTGGCATAGTACTATTTATCTTTAGAACACCTTAACCAGTACAGTATGCTCGTTTAGGCGCCCATTAAGAGCTGTTTCTGTAGCGTTGAAACTTTCAAATAGCTTCTGAAACTTAGTACGGGCTAGTTTGTCTGCACCCTTAAGCAACTCGGGTTTACGCACAGTCTTTTGTATACTGAGCTTCTCATCGTACCCCAGAATAGTAGTACCCTTAACCATCAAGTTATGGTGCTCTTGCGCAACATATACGCCCAGTTTACGGTTTTTAGTATTGTATACCCACAGTACCTGTGCATCCAAAATGTTCATAGGATTGATACTTGCAAGTCCCAAACTAGGCTCACTTTGCTTGAATTTGAGCTTGCTAACAACCTTATCCTTGCTTACAGCCTTCTTCTTGCGGGTCTTGCGTACTGCCTTACCAGTGTTAATGAAGGTGTCGCAGGCAATGTTAATCTTTTCGTACAATGCCAAAAACTCTTTGCGCATCTTAGCAGTCATGTAGGCATAGCCTTCCTTGATCTGCTCATCCTTCCATGCAACTACTTCTTTGGCTTCTTCAAACTGAGCCGCATACATTTCTTTAATGATCTTAGCATGTGCCGCTTTGATCATATTATCCCTGTAGCTCTGCATCTGACTGTAAGGATCAAATGTAGCAACATCCAGTTTCTTTTGGCAAAACTCGTCAATGAGGAAGTCCCAGTGTGCGCAAAGATCACTTACTTGTTCACGCATTCGCTGTTGGATGCTGATTACTACAGCTGGACCTTTTTTGGTCTCAACTGCCTTAGCCTTTGCTTCTTCTTTGACGTAAACTTCTGCTTGTGCTATGAACTCTTCAATTTTTTTCTTAATGTAATTGAGGCGGTCTTCCTCGAGACCCACACCACGTTCAATCAAATAAACGTATTTAGAAACAGTAGTAAATGTATAGTCAGGCAACTTTTTGAGCAATGCTGCCTTACGCTTATCAAAATTCTTTTCGCAGTACTTGAAGAAACTTGCCATACGCTTCTTATCATCTACGTCGTAGTGTACAAACGTATCGGCACCCCAAAGCAGTTGCTTATAGTCGCGCTCGATACCATTAATACGTACTGGCTTCATACCGGGCTGGATAATTTTCCAATCCGGTTCTGTTGTTCCGTTCACTGAAAGTACTTTACGTTGTGCTGCCACGGATCACTCCTAATTTCTGAACACGTATACAGTATAGCATAAAATTAGATCTTGTCAACCTTGTTCAAAACCCAGGTTCTTCTGCGCCCATATATGATGTTATCAATGTGTTGCGATAAAGCCACAGGGTAGTGCTTGAATCGATCTTGCACCAAATACTGTTGTTTTTTAACAACAACGCTATCTGCTTGATTTTGAACGTAATCAAATAAGTTAGTACTTACTGATATAGTAGCAGGATCGTGCAGATATTTGCCCCATTGCTTGATTCTATTTTTAGCTAGAATCTCATAATCTTCTAATATTATAGCATCTACATCAAAATTGTCAACCACAAATGATTTTACTTGTTTAATATAATGTTCTACTAAATCATTATTATGCATTAATAAACTAAGGCTGTTACTCATTTGCCAGCTTAATAATGTTAGGTTATCTGTTTTAACAATAAACATACCAGTATTGGGCCACTGTTTATAACCATTAACGATTGCGTTTTTCCAATTGGTTATATTTTCATCAGCCATTAAGTATTGATTTAGTTTATCATAAAACTCTCTGTAACTAACGCCCTGCGATTTTTTAAGGTATATTGAGATGATATCACTAATACCGTAAATGTGAAAACCAATTAACTGCCAAGTATATAGTAATACTTCTAACATCTGTTCTTCTGATAAAGTATTATTGCTTTTAATTACTTCAACTCTTTCCAGAGATGACGATTCATATGACATTTCATCGCTAGTTTCGTAAAACATATCATTGGCAGAGAATGTTTTAATATCATACTTTTCAATATCGCCCATCATTGGTGCATTTTCAATCATATTGAGAAAGAATGTATCAATACCATTATGTAGATTAGCGTTCAGAATGTTTTCTAAATTTTGTTTCCAAGTTTCTAATGTTTCGCCGGGCAATCCCATAATCACTTCCGTGAAAATAGGCATTTGTAATTTGCGACCATAATCTGCAATAGAACTAATGTCATTAATATTCATATTAGTTCGTTTAATATTTTCTAACACAGATGTTGTGGTAGTTTGCAAACTTAAAATAAAACCGGTTTGAATATTTGCACTTTGAAACTTTCTTACGATTTCAAATATGTCTGCATTACTATTCTTTGCATAGCTTACGCTGATACCTGTTGGATATCCTTTGGTCTTAGATAGCTTAACAATCTTTTCAGCTATCAACATATCCCGCTCACGGAATATACCAAAGTTAGCATTGGTCATTGTAAGGAATGGTAGTTTCTTTTCTGCAAACCACTCGAGCTCTGCAAACACACGCTCTAGGCCAAACTTAACAACCTTACTGGCTGTTAAGCCGCCCCAATCACAGAATGTGCATTTGTAAGGACAGCCGCGGTCAGTTTCCAGTGTTGGCATCCATTCTATTTCTGGATGCTGAGCCATTAGGTCATCAAACAGTCCTGTTAAGTATGGACTAGGAATATCTAGATCACGTATACGAGCAGCATGTAGAACACGGTCTATAGGCTCGTTATTGTGATGTTTTAATAGTATTTCCTGTACAACTTGTTCACCTTCGCCTACAACGATAGTGTCAATGTAAGGATACTTTTTAAAAATTTCTGGGTCGCGATGGGGGAGCTCTGGTCCGCCAAATACAGTTAGCACATTAGGATTGATTTCCTTAAGACGTCGCGCTACTTCAAAACAGTATCTGCGATTCCACACATATAAGCTAAAGAAAACAACTGCACACTCTGACAAGTCACGCACAACATCGTCTAGTGGATCGCGACGAAATACCCAACGCTTAACAGAATAATTTTCTGCTACGGTTGTATTCTGTTTTGCATAGGACCATAAGATGCCGACTGTGTACGGCAAATAAAACGCATTTAAGTGTTTAGGACCACTTTGAAAGTTTGGTTGCAAGAACCCAATAGTATGCATTTATTTTCCAACACTAAACTTCTTTTTAACATTGAACTCTAATTTATTATCAATGATATTTTTCCATATTGCTATGGTAATGTCTAGACCCTTATTTAAGTCTACTTTAGGATACCACCCCAATCGAGCAGTAATTTTGTTATTAGTGCTGTTAAGAAGATAAATTTCGCCAGGACGTTTTGGCTTAGTATTCCAATTTACATGCCCGTTCCAGCCAATCTTATCTGCAATAATCTTAACATAATCCTTGATCTTAATTGCGTTACTAGGACCAATGCAGAAAACTTCGCCTGCACACTTATCTGGATTATTAATTACAGTCTCCCATGCATCTAGCAAATCGTCAATGTAGATAAAGTTACGATATGGCTCGCCATAGCCTAAGTTAATTTCCTTAGGATTAGTTAGCATCTGGTAAATGATCTGCTCAGTAACAAAGAAGTTATTGTCCTTGCGGCCGTATGCATTTGTTTGACGGATAGCAGTAAATGGCAAACCATAACTGCGATGTGCATACTCTAGATACTTCTCGCAGGCATACTTAGCTACTGCATAGGGAGCATTAGGGTTAGGTGGTGTGCTTTCATCAAAAGCAAAAATATTTTTTTCACGACCTTCCTTGATTAAATCGCTGATGGGTTGCCATCCATAAACTTCCATTGTGCTAGCAAACACAAAGTTTTTAAGATTGGGCAAATCTTTAGCGACTTCAATTAAGTTAACTGTGCCTGTGTAGTTAATGTCACTGAAAGTAATTTGTTCGTAAAAGCTCTGTTCAACTTCGGTGCGAGCAGCAAGGTGTACAATGATCTCTGGATCAAACTGACGTATTTGAAAGCCAACTTTATCATGATCTCGAAGATCATGAGTAAGAAATCCTAACTCGTGTTTGCCCTTTAGCCGTTCAACTAAATGTTGACCTATAAATCCGTCATGTCCAGTAATAAAAATTTTCATTGAAAGTACCCTTTTTCTGCAAAGCCTGAAATTTGCATTGTATATCTAGGCTGGTAACCAATATTGACAACGCTGTGAACTACACCTCGGTGAATAACGGTGTAGTCACCCTTTTTATAATCTAACCATGTCTCGCCGGCCATTTCAAAAATATGTCCCAGCTGACAATCTTGTAGGAAAATGTTTATCCTTACTGGTTCGCGTTCGCCAATGTTTGTTGGAGAATCTTTTAGCAAACGATAGAACATATCCTTATGCGGAGGTATGTAACGACCGGGCTTTACTAAATTAATTGTTACAGTTGGATACAATAATGTATCAGCAAACATGCGTTTAATGTCATGTGCCCATAGTGGACAGTCGTTCTCAAAACTTTGGTATATCCACGGAGCATCGTAAGGAAAGTCGGGTACCGGAACGCCTATTTGTTCCCACATACCAGCACACCATAGAACATGATTGTGTTCTATGAATTTAATCTTTGCTAACATTTCATTGCTAACAAAATCAATATTGACGTTTCCTTTATACATACTTAAGTACAGTTACCTGTGCTGAATAGAAAGGCTGAGTGCCCATATTGCCTGCTGTGTGCCAATCGTGTGGTCCAAACTTTACCCAATCACCAGCTCTCCATTTTAGATATGGCTGATCATGAATATCATAATAATGCCCACGCATCCAATCCTCTAAGAAGATTAAATATCTACTGGTATCGCCTTCGCCATACGCTTCGCGTAGCTTAAAGTGCTTGTCAACATGATAAGGGATAGTCTGTCCTGGGTCTAGTCTAATAACACTAACAACAAAACGATCAAAGTCTTGTGGAATTTTATTAGCTAGATCCCAAACCCACTGCGGGCAATCTTCGTTGAACATTTGCCAAATACTACTGTTGTGTTGTGTGTAGTATTTGGCAACTTCGGGCGTTTGTTGATAGCATTGAAAATAGTCGTTGAACTTTAACGCTGTAAGTTGTTCCGACGTTATATCAATGCTAATACGCCCATAGTTAATCACAATAGCTCTCCAGTGTGCCTCTGCGACGCAAGTCAAGTGTGGCACAGTGAATACCACCGCTCAGTGTCATGCTATGACGGAAACGAACTGGCACGCTGTCAATGCCCCACTTATCTAGTTCGCGCATTAGAGGTTCCTGTGCGCTATCACAAATAATTGTGTTTTCGTTGACGCTGAGAATGTTCATACCAATATATGGACTGCATGGGGCAATATATCCCTGGTCAGCAAGTTTGCTGCCTTGTACAACACAATCTTCAAACCAAATCTTGTCCCACTTCTTAAAGATTTCAGGACAGTTGTCTGGTGTTACTCGTGTGCTGTTTAGCAGTACAAGACCCGGACGTAGCGGAACAATGGTGCTGTCAAAGTGTGCAAAGCTATAAAGCTCACTGTAATGTAGCTTATAGCCCATTGGTTCTAAGAAACGTTTGAGCCACTTGAAGCCTTTCATGTTACCACTATTGCTAACTTGATACAGCAAGTCGCGGCCTACCCGAACAATGTTAGGAGCATCAAAACAAATCTCATGGTCCATTAGTGTTGCCTTACTTAGGTCTTCAAACTGATACATGTTGTCATGTAGCTTTGGCTTAGGGGCTTGTAGCCATAGTGCGCCATCTTCAAATGCTTCGTATAAAATATCTTCGTACAATCTTGTTTCAAAATATCTAGCACGTACAGGAGTAGGTGTTTCAATAAGCATATCTGCTAGCGGGAGAATTAGATCGCGTGGGCACCAGCTATACCAGCCTTTGGTATTCCAGCCTTGACCAATGTCGTAGTTAACTTTGTCCCAATCAATAATCTTAGGACGATGTACTTTAACACCCATCTTAGTAAGTGTATCTGCTAGCCCATCTGCATCTTCGTTTGCTTCGTCGATAACCCATTGTGGGTAAGTGCCTTCTAAATGCTTAATCTTTTCAGCTGGATGGTTTGCATAGCTAAAGCTGTGTGCGCTGATATCTGTGGCAATGCGGCTGTGATGTGCATGGCCTACAATAATTTCCTCTAAAGGATCCCAGTCGTTGTGTGAATTTACGATCATAATTGCTCCGTGGTTGATCTGTTATTTAAGTATTCGGATATGCATACCCTATAATTTCCAGGCACGCCTCTGTTATAGTGTCCGTGACGTGCTTCGTCACCTAACCCAAATATTACAGTGTCAGTGTAAATGAATCCAAATTCTTTGCATACTTCTTCGTAGCGACTTTGATAAGTTTCCCAATTCCAGTCTGGGCTGAATTCTCGCATGTAATGCACACCCAAACTCATGCTGTAGTTATTTTGCATAGACACTTCGTTGAGCATACTAATACCGTCATCTACATATTCTCGAGTGAATCTAACGCCCACTCGATGATTTTCAAGTGTGTAGAATGGTTTGCTTAAACTGCATGTTACTTCTTTAATCGCAGGATATTTGTCCAGATCAAGGTGTACATTTTTGCTTATGCCCCAATATGCTAAATCCAAACAAACAGGAATATCCAGTTGATCACATACCTGCATAATCTCGTCAAACTTTGGATGGATACAACCAAAGTCACTGAATGGAGCACTTATTAATAGTGCCTGTAATCCACGCTCTGCAAAAAAGTAATAGTTGTCGTGATCGACATTGCGATATCGAACTGCTTTGCTTATGCATCCGTGATACTGGAACTCACCTTTAAGTGTTACAATTTCACGTTGTTGGCTGTGCCGTAATACAAACTGATCAAACGTTTGACTTGTTCCTTGTGTGTAATCAGCAAATTTAAAATTGTCGAGACCGTGTATACTTTTGTTAGTAGTAAAAGTTAACCAGTTTCTCCAAACATTAGTATACGACCCTAGACTAACAGGCTTGAATACAAAGTTGTCATAGTGATCTTTGACAGTTGCATCAACAATAGGCCTTGCGCCACGTACTGCCTTAGACACTTAGTATTTCCTCAAAGAATTTATTATTGTTTTCGTACTTGAAGTCACCAGACTTAAACCAGTTGTAGTTGTATTCAACATCTTCTTGCAGCGACTCTAGACCGTTCCAGAACTCAAACTCGCCCTTCTCGGCTTCTTTTTTAACAACATCGTAGAACCCTTTGACACGCTGGAAACAAGTTTCGCCAACTGCAAAACCTAAATCAAAGTAGTCACGGAAAGTTTTAAACTTCATTTTTTCAAGTTCTTCATATAGACCCCGGCCACCAAAATAGAGGAATGGCTTTTTAAATAGCATAGCAATCACAGGCTTTTCGTCAATGAATCCCCATCCGTTTTCTTCACCAGATGCAACTAGTGCAATACCTGCACCATTGTACAACCAGGCTGGGGGAGAAGTATCGTCTTGACAATTTTGTAAATCAATCTTATGCGGCGAAGAAAACATCTGATTTATAATACCTACTTTGTCAGCATCACTGATATCTTTTTCTGCTAGGACTTCTCTAACGCCTTTTAATGCAAACCGGGCCGCCGTCATATACTCCGAAGGCTGATTATTGCGTTCAAGTTCTCTAAACATTCTAGGTTCAATGGTGAAGTTACGTGTATATGTACAAGTATCAAGTATCGACCTGTCGTTTTCAACTAGGTAGCTTGCAATGGACCTATGCAATCTAAGATTTTTCATAGTCATTACAAAACGTGGTTTTCTATTAGCAAAGTCTTTTAAATGTTTGGGCGGCTCAGTTGCTTCTAAGTCAGCATGAGCTCGACGCATTTTATAATCTACGAAAGTTCTTTCATGAACTTGTTCAAAATACCATTGTCTAGAGATCCACTTAAAATTTGGTAACCCAACTGTTATGCGCTTTTCCCACGCAAACACAGGGTCTACTGTACCAGATGCGCTTGTTACAAATTTTGAGTCTGGATACTTTAGTGCTAACGATTTAATAAACGCCGAGTCATTATGATAGTGTGGTTCAGCACAGGAATAGACCAAGAAGATTTTATTTGGAATATCTGGATCTTGCGCCATGCGCTCAATTACTTCTTGATACCTAGAACCAAATTCTGTTACTGTAGTTTTACCTGTAGAATCATTCCATGCAAGCCCTGAGCTTTGAAAATCACAAGGGATAATTGTTGGTGCTGACTTATCTAATGCAGCCACATTACCGTTGTTAACAATATTGAATGAAAACTTATTGTTGTCGTACCATCGCGGATTATAAATTCCTGCTGTGCGTTCCAGTGGCCACAACTCTCTGTGAAACCACGATCTGTTACGAAAATCTTTAACAGTTTCTGCATCAAATTGTGCACCTTCGTGCAAATAGAAGATGTTAATTGTCTGTGTCATAGTGTTCCTCGCTGCGATATTTATCTAGAATTTTTGCAGCCTACTTTTGTTTTAGATAAGTATTGGTATGTATTCAAATCCTATAAACGAAGTACACGTTGAGCTAACCGATCGCTGCAACGCTGAATGTCCAGTTTGTCCTAGATCATTAAATGGTGGGCCAGTTATGCCCTATATCAAAAATCAAGAACTTGGCTTAGATTACTTTTTGATGCTAGGTGAAGATTTTTGTAAAGGGATTAGACGCTGGAATTTTTGCGGCACAAAGGGCGATCCTAGTGCAGCCAAAGACTTGTTGGTTATATTAGAGTTTCTGCTTAAATGTAACCCAAATACACAGATCGAAGTGCGAACAAACGGAGGCGCAAAGCAGCCGGATTACTGGGCCAAAATTAGCCAACTGTTTAAAGGTACTAACAGTTTTGTAGTGTGGAGTGTAGACGGTTTAGAACACACTAATCATATCTATAGAAAAAATGTTAAGTGGAGTAAAGTTTGGGCTAACATGTTAGCCTACTTTGAAGGTGGTGGTCCTGCACGATGGGAATTCTTAAAATTTGCACACAACAAAGATGATATTCCTGTGATTGATGCTATTTGCAAAAAGTATAATGTATACTTTGATATCAAAGAACCATATGGATTTTTTGAATTACAGGATGGCAAAACAAGAACTGTACCAGTTTATAACAGAGATGGTAACTTAGAATATACTTTAAAGCCGCACTACGAAACAGAGTTGCACGATCAGCACGATAGCTTTGTTAAAGTTGAAAACCACGAGTTTAAACAATTTGATGGCATTGACTGGTCTAGTATGGAAGTAGAGTTCAACTGTCAGGTCTCCGGTTACGGGCCCAATAAAGACAAGTACGAAGTTTATATTGATTCTGACGGTGCTGTGTATCCATGCTGTTATATTGCGTCAAAGTATATGATGCGAGAACCACAGCTCAGTAGGATAATTGATCCTATTAAAGATGAGCTCAAAGTAACACAGAATAAGTCAATACACAAGGTACTACAGCATAGCTTTTACATTAAAACACTAACTGATGCGTTTGATGGCAAATTGCAGCTAGGAGATAATAGAAAACACTGTTCAACTTGCGTACATCACTGTGGCAAGATTTTAGATAAATAGTGTTATGCCAAGAATCAGCCTTTGGAATCCAATTAAAACAAACGACTATAACTTTATAGATCGTATAGTCGGCGAGCATCTTTATGCTGGCGGCACCGGTGTACATGTACACAAATACTTGGGTGTTAACGAAACCCCAAACGAAAACGATTCTACAAGACCTAGTAGTGCTAGTAATAATTCCGAAGTGTTTATTCAGGACTTGTTGTTCTTAGAGAACCGCGATAGAAAATACGATACAAATATCTACGAACTTCGCGGACAATATAATATACTAGACAACGATCAATATGATCTTACACAGTTTGGTGCGTTTTTAAGCAATGACACTATTTTCTTAACTTTCCACATCGAAAGTATGGTAGAAGCATTGGGTCGTAAACTAATGCCCGGTGACGTTATTGAGCTACCGCACTTGCGTGATGATTTATTGTTAGGTAGCGATGAAGCTATTAATAGATTTTATGTAGTACAAGATGGTGCTAGACCAGCTGAAGGGTTTGATCCTCGCTGGTGGCCGCATCTGTGGCGTGTCAAGTGTGGCCCAATCAGCGACAGTCAGGAGTATCGCGATATTCTCGGTACCGGCGAAGAAGAAGGCGATCTACGCAATCTTATCAGCAAGTATCAGACCGAGATTAATATTAATGATGCTATCCTAGCACAGGCTGAAAAAGATGTACCTTACGATCCGCAGTTTAGAAACTCGGCACATTTATACTTTGATCCAGAAGTACCAGATAAGCCAACAGTTGGGTTTGACTTTGCTGGAGAAACAGGTACGCCTGTTAATGGTCTTAGCATTGTGGGCAGCGGTAGTAGCTTCCCAACCACAGGCGTAAATGAAGGCGATTATTTCTTACGCACAGACTTTTCTCCACATAGATTGTTTAAAAAGAGTGGTAGCAGATGGATACGTGAAAGCGATGATACTCGTAGTACATGGGCCGCGGCCAATAGAGTACTAACAACATTCATCAACAACGACACCTTTACTATAAACAGCGATGGTGAAGTTACAGAAGAAAAAACAAACCTAAGCAAGGTTGTTAAACCCAAGACGGACAATTAACAATGGCAGGCAAGAACTTAGATTACTGGTATGACGAACAGATAAAGCGTTATCTGATTCAGCTTGTCCGTGTGTTTTCAAACTTTAAAGTACGCGAATACACTAAAAACGGTGTATCATATAATCGTGTTCCTTGCCGCTATGGCGACATGAGTCGTATGGTTGCTAGTATTCTACGCAATAACAGCGAGAATAGTTTAAACAGTGCGCCAATGATTACAGTAAGTATTCAAAGTATTCAGCCAGCCAGAGATAGAACTGCTGAGCCATTTTTAGTAGATACTCGTCAAGTTGCTGAGCGTGAGTTTGATAGAAATAACAATACATATACCAGCGAGCAAGGTAACTTATATACAACACAGCGTTACATGCCTGTGCCATATAATTTAACCATCCAGGTTGATATTTGGACTACTAACACAGACACCAAGCTACAGATATTAGAACAATTGTTTGTTATCTTTAATCCAAGTATACAGTTACAAAGCAATGACAATCCACTGGATTGGACAAGTGTGTTTGAAGTAGAACTTACAGATATTAACTGGAGCAGTAGAAGTATTCCTGCAGGCGTAGATGAGAACTTAGATATTTCTACTCTAAACTTTATGGTTCCAATCTGGATCAGCCCACCAGCAAAAGTTAAGCGTCAAACAATTATTCAACAGATCGTTGCAGATGTGCATAAAGTAACCAGCATTAATGATTTAGGTTATAGTCAAGAGTATTATGACTTCTTTGGCTCTATGCCTGTAGATGCTGAAATTGTTATTACACCAAATGATTATCGTGTGCAGATTACAGGTGCTACTGCTAAACTAGTCAGCATAGATGGCACCACTAGTAATTGGGCAGACTTAATTGAGATGAAGGGCGAGCTTACAGCAACTAGTTTACTAAAGCTAAACACTGCTAATAGCATTGCACCCGAAGATGAAGTATTAATTGTAGGCTCGGTTACAGCTAGCCCATTAGATCCATCTGTGTTAATTTTTAACATAGACGAAGACACTCTTCCAGCAGACACATTGCCATCAATTGATAAAATTATTGATCCAAGAACAAGTAGCCCAGGCAGTGGTCTTGCGCCTGCTGCATTAGGACAACGTTATCTAATAACTGAAGCTATTAGTGCATCAGGCTATCCTGCCTGGGGCGTTGATGCTAAAGAGAACGATATTATACAATATAATGGTAGTATCTGGCAAGTCGCATTTAATTCAGATGCAATTACGGCAGTTCAGTATGTAACTAATAGTTACACATCAAAACAATACAAGTGGACCGGTAGTTCATGGATAAGTAGTTACGAAGGTGAATACAATCCTGGATACTGGAGACTTGTACTTTAATGACAACAGCCGCCGGCGTAGTATTTTTAGCAAAAGACACAGGTCGTTGCTTACTACAATTACGCAACTCTGATAAGAGATTTAAAAACACTTGGGGATTCTGGGGAGGCCTTATAGAAAAAGGCGAGACAGTCTATGAGTGTATTCAACGTGAACTTACTGAAGAAATTGGTTTTGTTCCCGAGCTTGCAAAACTAAACCCCATAGATGTTTACCAAAGCAAAGATCAAAAATTTTATTATTACAGTTTTGTTTATGTAGTAGAAAAAGAATTCAGTCCTGTGCTAAATGGCGAGAGTGCAGGTTATGCGTGGGTTAACATAGGTGTTTGGCCGCAACCTTTACACAATGGCGCAAGACTAACACTAAACAAAAACGGCGGAACAGAAAAACTACACACTATTCTTGGAATACACAAAGAATAAATAGTGCAATGAACGACGTCGTAGATTTCGTACTGCTACGCATCCAGCACGAATTAGAAAAATATCAAAGAACAAAAACCATACCTTTTGATTTACTCGAAGGGGCATATTCCATTGACGACATAAAAACCGGCTATTACGAAAAATTATCTGATAAGCATAAAAAGATTGCTGACTTACTGGTAAGTGCCTACGAGAAAAAAATAAAAGAAAACTTAGATAGTTTAAAACGTGCGTTGCGCAAAGATTATACCAGTACTATAAGTCAATTAGAAACAGAATCTGCGGATTTTAAGTTTCCGTCGGTGCTGGTAAAATATCGTGCAAATATTAATCCTATACGTGCATTATTTTATGAAGTAAGAGAAATTACTCGTAGCTATAATCCCGATAACGAATACCATGCATGGTTAATAGGATTATTATCTGACCACGAATACAACAATAAAATTGTTGATGCTCTCAGTATAGATATCAAACGTCTAGAACGAATAGTAAGTAGGTATTACCTGCCCATGACGAAATACACAGACAGTATACCACTAGAGTTGTTTCATGCTAGACAGCTAATAAAAGATTTTAGACACTACAGAAATACATTTATAACTGTGAAGCTGTGGGATCCTGAGGCGTAAAAGGTACAAACATTTTTTCTATAAAATCTAAGTCATTTGCCTTTGCACGCTCATAGACTTCCATTGCATGTGTATAACTGCTAGTAAACACAATAACCTTATCATCATCTAATACAGTAAATCGTGTACTATCTCTGTTACTTTCTAGTTTAATCATTTTGATGTGGCTCTGTAAATGCCATCCCAGTTTTTGGGAGGACTTGCTTTAAACTCATGTATACGAGCTCGCATTGCTTCGTAATATTGAGTTAGTTCACCCTTCCAACTGTGTCTCATGTCTGTAGCTATTCTGTATGCGATATCCCAATCACCTTTGCGATAAGCTGTTAAAAATTGTTTGTGTACTCTTTCATCGGCAGCATCAAATTCTTCTAAAACTGTGAAAATTTGTGCCGGTTCTGTTTTGCCTTTTACTGCGAGTAAATCGAGCTCAACGACTTGGTATGCTTCTCGCACATACTCAGCCGTTTTTGGTCCGATAATGATTTTGACTCCGTAGGGCTTGGATTGACCTTCGAGGCGACTAGCAAGATTAACGCCGTCGCCAAGACAGGTATAGTCAAAACGCTGATCGCTGCCCATATTGCCAACAACCACAGTGTCAGTATTGATACCGAGACCCATACCAAAAGCTGGTACACCTTCTGCCTTAATTTCTTCATTGAATTCCTTTAGTGCTTTTAACATTTGGAATGCAGTACGTACTGCATCTTTTGCGTGTTGTGGATTATTAACAGGTGCGTTCCAGAATGCCATCTGTGCGTCACCAATATACTTGTCTAGCGTACCCTTGTTCTCAAGGATAGCTTTAGTCATAGCAGTCATATAACGGTTCATAATACTTGTTAAGCCTTGAACGTCTTTGCCATAGTGTTCAGAGATTGTAGTAAAGCCACGAACATCAGTAAACATAATTGACAGCTCTTGTTCTGTACCACCTAGTTTTAGCAGTTCTGGTTGACGCTGTAGCTGTGCTACTAGGTCTGGACTTAAGTAAGTGCCAAACTGCTTTTTAATTTGTTGCTTCTGCAAGAACTCACTTACAAACTTAACGCCATAAACGTGCAGGGCAACAAGAATAAGGCCAATAGTAGTTGCTGTCGCGTCTGCGAGCACGTTGTGGTTAATAAACAACCAGTAAGAGCCACCAACACTGGCAGCGATCCCAACAACAGTTGTAGAAAGACCGACATATGTCCACCTTGATAAGAAAATTATAATTAAGCCCAATGCAAGTAATGCAGCAATTTCTGCAAAGTCTGCATAGTCTGGGCGTTGAATGTTTACACCGTTAAACATAGTACCAACTACTGCGGCTTGTAGTTCATGTGGATGAATTGGCCCTAGTGCTGTTGGCACTGGGTTACTGATGCCTGCTGCGGTTGGGCTTACAATAACAACAGCACCTCTAAAGTCTTTAGGCAAGTCTGCTAAACTGATGCTGTGTGACTTTTGGCTCCAGTCAATCCACACACGACCTAAGCTGTCTGTAGTAACTGGACCAAACTGAGGTATACGCATCTTTTCAACACCAAGTTCGTTTAGCTTAATTTGAAAGCTAGGATCGCCTGCTACTACTCGCAGTACTTCTAAACTTAGTGCTGGATATAATGTTCCGTCTACACTGGCTACTAATGGTACGCGACGATTAACACCGTCAATCTCTGGTAATGTATTAACTGTACCTGTACCGATTGCTAGTCCTTCATAGTTAGGCAAGTTAGCAATGATACCAGGATATTGAATTACTGTATCTAAGTACTCTGGGCCTAGGATTGCGGCGCCAGTTTCGCGAGGATTATTTTTTGACTTGTCTGATGGCACATTTGGTAGTATAACTGGATACTGTGCCATCGCAGTTTCCATAGCCTTGTCGCCTTTGAAGCGATCTGGCTCTGCCATTAACACATTGAATACAACAAGGCCTGCGCCTCTGCTATATAAATCTTTTACTATGCTTGCATACTGATCACGTGGAAAAGGCCATTGTCCATATTTGTCTAGTGCTGCTTCATCAATGTTCACAGTGTAAACATTATTTTGCACAGGCGGCTTGCTGGTAATAAGTGTATCAAAATATCTTAAGCGTACACTTTCAACGAAGCTAGGATCTAGTGCTCTGATACCTACGATTAAAATTAGTGTGAGTAATGCAGTCCATGGACTTAGTAAAATTTTCTTAAGCATGTTATTGTCCTTGTGTTACTGTGATTGTACCGCATCCTCCAGTTGTTGCACACGAATGTGCAATTGAATAGAAGTTTTGTGTACTGCCACTTTGTGTCAATTCGAAACTTGTTGGGTTCCCGCTAAGGCTGACTGCGGCCATATGATTTCCGCTGCCTTGTTGGATGATAGCAACAGACTTGTTGCCACCGCTCAAAGATAAATCTAGGTAATGGCTACCATTATCTTTTTGCTGGATATTTATCGTATTGTTATTATTTGCTACTGTAGCAAAGATTCCTTTTGCTCCACCAGTGCCTGTTTGGCTTAGTGTTAAGCTATTACTGCTACCATTGACTGTAATGTCCATATAGTTTGTCACTGCATTACTTGTGCCACTTTGTGTAGCAGTAGTAGTGTTATTATTACCGTTACTGTAATACTTAAAGTAATTTTCCCTAGTACCACTTTGTGTTACAGTAATACTATTACCAGAACCAATTTGTTCAATGATTACTTTGGAATCCTTGACAGTTCTAGAACTAAAGATATTAACTTTAGCTGTATTTGTTGTGCTAGCATTAAATGATGTATCAGTGCCACCACAGCAATATGTTGGGCCTGTTGGGCCGGGGGCTGGGGGTGGAGGAGCAGTACTACCTGCGTTTGGCGCAACCGATGTAAAATCCTGACCGTTAAGTTGAGTAGTACCTATGATTTCATCAATAAAAAGAATTGGGCTTAGTGCTGTGTCACCTAAGTTAAAAGATATAAACGATAAGTCATAAGTTCCTGTAACAGTTACAGTAATAACTATCTGCTGCCAACCAGTTGAGCCATAGCTGCCAGTCGAATAGTTACCAGTTCCAGGATTAGTAAAACCTAGCAGTGCATATTTTTGTTGACCGTTAACTGTTACTGGTCCAGCTGGGCCTGTTACCACAACCATTGAACCGTCATTGTATGGAGTATAGTCTGTGCTAAGATAGTTCCATGCATAGGTATAAGTTTTACCTGCTTCTAGTACTACACTACGTCTTGCGTAAGAAGCGTTAGTTGGGTACATGTTGCCATTTTGGTAAATGGTATTTTTAATTGAAGTAGTTTCAGCACTAGTAAAGCCAAGAGTTGTCATTGAGCTGTCAAACGAAGGAGAGCCACTACCTGCTTGTATGCTTAACATATAAGTACCATACGGTGTAATAGTCCAACATTTACCACCACCAGGACAATAATTGTTTACACCTGTAGTAACTTGTGCGCCCGAGCCACTATCGCTCCAGCCGCCGGTCTTAACAGTTGTACTACCATTACTAACAGTCCAGTTAGAGTAGTTACCGCTCTCAAAACCAAAGTTAGCTTGCTGTGCTAGTGCTGGCATGCTGATGAAAAATAATAATGCTGCTAGTATCTTTCTCATTTTGACTGCCTAATAGTTATAATGTTACCCGAGTTAGGCGCTGGTCCCCAACCCACTTTGCCTTCATCGCCATTATGAATGATGGTAAGATTTGTGTTTGCACCAAGTCTTGCTCGTACCTCTGCGTAATGATCGCTGTCTGTGGTTCTATAAAAAGTCACATACGGATTTGTTTCAACGCAAATAATCTTTTCTGAGCAAGGACCTTTAGCGTTGCTGCCGGCGGCTAATGCAGTAATTCTTGCATCATCTTTACCGGCATTTCTATTGTTATCAGCATTTGCTGTTCTTGTTACAGTTTCTTCTTCTTTTTCTTCTTTTTCGCCGTCTTTTGATGCTTTAGCTAACTGTTCTTGGACAGCTTCTGGTGGGCTAATAATCAAATCATTTGTTACCTGACTATCAAAACTAATTCTCGGATCAATACTGGTTAGCTTTAGTGTAACTGGAGGATTTGGTAATGAATCAAAGTTTGCTACATATGTTGCACTAAATGGTTCTTCCAGTGTGACTGCACCTGCTGCATTCTCTACTATAATCTTACCTGTTTGACAATTTAACAAACGCTGTTCATCTGTTTTAATAATTTCATTTTCGTCGCGGCAGCTAGGTACCAGAATAACTAAACTTCTGCCCATCTCATCTACCGTCATGTGGAAATCTGTGCCTCGCACTGCGATTGCAGCACTAGGGGTTTTGATGTTAATTCTTTGAGGATTTACTTTGGCAATTTGTCCGCTAGCATAACGTACCGTGCCCATAGATACTTTCATTGCTAGCCTACCTGCATCACTTTGTTTAGGATCGTAAACAAAGTCGTCAATTACTAGACGACTGTTTTCTGTAATTTTTACTTTGGTGTTATCTTTGAAATTGATGTTTAATGTAGTACCTTTACGAGTACTAACTGTATCATTGGATGCTATCCCTGTGTTAGGTTTACCTGCAATAACTTGTTTCCCACGCTGAATGGAAGAGTCAGGGCCAACCTGAGTTGAGATTTTACCAATCTCAGCCCAAGCTGGCACTGCACTTAGAAAACAGCATATTGCAATAGCAATCTTGCGTAGCATTAGTTGCTCGTAGTTACGTTGATGACGTTACTGCCGCCGTTAACTTTGATGTTTACAGTTGTGTCAATTGTACCGCCCTGTGTAGTTGTGATTTGGTTCAATGAACCAACAATTGCTACTTTAAGGTCGTGACCGTTAACACCTGCTGCGCCATTTTGATTGTGGCGTAGAATGTTACTATCACCACTAATGTCAACATCGAGTTTACCATTGCTGCTTAATAAATTGTATTGTAGGTCGTTTAAGTTACCAACAATTTTTGTCTTACTATTGATAGCACTACCTGCGATTGTTTCAACTAGTTTGTTGCCACTGCCTGTAATTGTCTGATCAATAATAACACCTGTACATGCACCTGCGTTTGTACCGCAAGTTACTAGTACATCATTGTTATTACCTGTTACAACACTTGTATATGTGTTACCATTACCTGTTATTTTATAATTTGCTTTATTACCGTCACCAGTCTGGCTCATTGTTACTGTGTTGCTGTCGCCAGTAATAGTAGCATAATCACTTGAGCTTACGCCGATGTTATTGCCACTACCTGATTGTGTTAGGGTAACTGTATTACTATTACCAACTTGGTCGATGAAAACTTTGTTAGTAGTATTTGCTACCTGAGCAAAAGCACTGGTAGAGCCTAAAGCCATTACAAGACCAAACAACAAGCCTTTGTATGTCTTATTCATTGACTCTCTCCTGTTTTAACTGTTACACCGGAACCATCAACAATCATATTTGTTTTTGATTCTACAGTGTCGTTCTTCTCTTTGCCTTTAAGTGTGTTTTTTAGCTTATTAAGAATTTGTGCTTCTTCTTTAGCTTTCTTTTTGGCTTCTTCAGCTAGTCTAATTTCTTCTACAGATTTTGGATCGTAGTCCCAAAAGCCTTTTCTCTGTCCTTCGCGAATCATTTCAACTACTGCGGCTTGAATAGCCATGTTAGTTGCACGATTTCCGCTTTCGTTTACACCCATACCAATTTCAGCTTCAATAGATTTAGTACCAGCTTCTACAAATCGTAGTACACCTAACTTATCCATGTAGCTATATACTGTTTTTGTTGTAGTAATGCTTACTAATACCTCACCGGTAGTAACACTAACTACACGCAGACTTACAGTAATCATGTCTGCTTGATATTGGGTTTGCGGACCAATACCTAAAATACGCATACCGCTACCGCCTGTTACAACATTGCTGTCATAACCCACGATACCACCTTCAACCAATACACCTGCAAACAACATTGGGGGCATTGGTTTTGCGTTTGCACCTTCGTAAATTTCGCGCATCTGACGAATCATCTGACGCTCTTTCATTAAGTTGTCTAGTCCAACACGCTCAACAACTTTGAACCATCCGCCGTTACCTACTTCTTGAAGTGCTTTAATCAAATAAGTTTCTGATCCTTGTGTAACTGCACTGCTTAACTGTGCAACCATTGGGCTCGGCTTACGTTGACCTGTTCTATCTAAGAAGCTGTATACAGCAACTACCATTGGGCCGTTAGCTGGCTTTGGTAATACAAATTCTGGGCGATCCAGTGTTGTGCCTTCAATCTTTGCATCTTGGAATTGAGTTTTAGTTAACAACTTATCCATCTGTGAATAACTTGCACAGCCGCTTAGTGCAAGACTTGCGCTAGCTAATAATGCTACTGTTAGTTTTTTCATATTAGCCACCACCTGCTGCATTGATCATTGTTGCTACTGGAACTTTGATTACTGTTACTGTGCCGTTAATATCGGTAATAGTTAATGTAATAAATGTGCCATCTTTCTTATAAGCAACTGTACCACCTGTTGGGAAGTTTAGTACGCCTTCGCTAATACCAGCTTCACCAAAAAGGTTATCTGTAATTTGTTTTGCAAGTTCTTGATACATTCTACTTTCAAGAGCTTGCTTGAAACGATAGATTGGATCTTGCATTAGTTTTAATTCAGCCTTAGCTTCTGCTTGTGCTTTTTCGTCTTTGATTTTTTGTTTAGCTGCTTGTTCTTGATTGTAAATGCTTAGAACGTGCTGTGTGAAGCCTATACCACTAAAGGATGGGCTATTAAATTGATGCACAATCTCAGAAGCACCAGCTGACGATGCAGAAACAAGTAAAGCTGAAAAAACAAACATGTTAAATTTTCTTAGCATCATGTGTCTCCTCGTGCTTTGCTTTTACTTTCTCTACATGTGATGTGTTTACTTGTTTTTTAAGAGCTTCTAGCTCTTTTTCTTTTTGAGCTTGCTCAATAATCTTTTGAACTGCTCGATACTCTAATACAACATTAACTTTCTGTTGTAGTCTAATCATATCTTGGTCTAGCATACGAGTTTTGTCAATTACTCGTATCAGTGCAATGTGCATATCATGCAATGCAGGATCTATATGCTCGCCAATGAATGTCCATATAAAATAGATGAAATATCCAAGGCCAACCATGGCTACAATTGGGAATCCAAATTGACTGATTAAATCAGCGATGCCGTCCATTATTTGCTCTCTTCAACTACTTTAACTAAGATAATTCTTTTATCTTCAGTAACTTCGACAACAAACTTATCACCTGTTTTCACCTTCAGTGAGTCAGGGCTGAGTTCTTTGTCAAATAAAATATTGTTGCCTGCGGTTTCAAATACATAATCTACATAAAGCATTAGTCTCTCCTTGCGTCTACTTTACCATCTTCTACAAAGTTGTTAGCTCTGGAGATGCGTTCGATGTCTGGTTTCAGTTCTAATGCACTGCTTACTAGCAGATCAATTTTCATCATTTCATTACTCATAGTAGTAGCGCGATTCTCTAAAGACTTACAAAACATAGTCAGAGTTTTGACTTGTTCTACTACGCCTTCGAGTAGCTGCTTGATTACTAGGAAAATGAAAAAACCCATTGCTAGCGATCCTGCGATAGGAGCGCCAACTTCTGCGATAAGTTTAAAAACTTCTTCCACAGATCACCTCTTTCTGTTGTGTTTTATTATTGAGGTGTGTGTATAATATTAGAAGTGTTTGATGTGTATGCGTGCTTTTTGCACAGTGTTCTCAATTACAATATATTTATGACTTTTCATAAAGAAAGGGGCCGGAGCCCCTTTCTCATTTAGGTTTTATAATACTAGTTTACATTAAAGTAATTAGTACTTCAATTACTGCTTCGCCGCTGGCGCTTGAGCCAATTGCTTTACCAATAATTGTACCAGCTTTAGCGTTGTTATTAGCCATTGCATGACCTTTAACACCACTTGCTACTAGTAGGTCGCCCTTGTTTACTTCGCCTGTTACTTTAACTGGTACACGACCTGTTAGCGCAACATATGGGTGAGTAGCATCTGTACCGGCTTCACTGTTCATCATGTAAGCTGGATCAGTTGAAACAACACCTGCTACTGCATGATCGTTTGGATGATCACAAGCTGTGATTTCCTTAGCACCACCAAAGCATACAACTGTGCCTGGTTCTAGAACGTCGTCTGCTTCATAACGTTCTGCTAAGTCAGCGTATTTTGCTGTTGTTGATACACCGCTAAATGTTGTAGCGTAAACTGTACCAAATTTGTTAGCACTTTGGCCAATATCACCTGTGCCATCTGTACCACCTTTTGTGATGCTGCTTAATGTAGCACCAGCAAATGTTGGACTTGCACCAGTGTGGATGTTTTGTGGTAGACTTAGTGTTATGTTACCAGTTGACGCACTGGCTGTTACTTGGTTACTTGTACCTGTAATGCTTGTAACACCACTGTTGGTAATTACACCCGAGCTGATACTAATACCTGTGCCTGCTGTAAAGTGAGCACGTACATCAGCTGAACTTGGACCAGTATATGTAATTACACCTGTTGTGCTGTTGTAGCTAAGTGAACCATCACCACCTGCGTCAGTTACGCTAATGTCACCACGTACTGATGCTTCAAAGTCGCTTACTTGTGCTGATGTAATACTGATTGAAACGTTGCTTGCATTAGTAACGCGACCATATGTATCAACTACAACTTGGCTAACTGCGCTAGCATTTCCGTAAGTACCAGATGTTACACCGCTTGCACTTAGTGCTACGTTGTCTGCATTAACTGTAATACCTGCGCCTGCGCCTACTGCTAGTACACCAGAAGTATAAGTTAAACCTGCGCCGCCGGTGCTGGTGTCTAGTGTAAATGCGCCAGTGTTGCCATCGTAACTAACACCAGTTGAACCACTAAACAAGCCGCGAACGTCAGCGTTAGATACAGCAATGTTATCTGCGTTAACTGTGATACCATAACCGCCTACAACGTTAAGTGTTACATCGCCACTTGCGCCGCCGCCGGTTAAACCGTTGCCTGCTGTTACACCAGTAATGTCACCAACGTTGGTTGTGTAACCGTAGCTAAGGATTCTGTCGTCAATTGCTGCCGCTGTCATTAACTGATTGTCAGTGTCTACGAAAGTTTCTGCACTGGTTAAAATGTTAGCCGCAGCGATACCTTCAATCTTAAGACCTGTTGCATTAGTTAAGTTAACAGATGATGGTGTACCTAAGTTTGGTGTAATAAGAACTGGGCTAGTTGTTAGTACAATATTACCACTACCGTTTGTGCCGCTTACTGCACCTGCAAATGTTTCTGCATTACCTGCTGCTAAGAATGATGCCATTCCGGTTGCTAGTCCAGTAATACTACCTACTGCTGGTGTAACTGTAATATTGCTTGCACCAGTTACACGACCATATGTATCAACTACAACTGATCCAACTTGTGTTGCACTACCGTATGTACCGGCAGTTACACCACTTGCACTTAGTGATACGTCATCAGCATTTACAGTAATACCTGTACCCGAACCAATGTTTAGCACACCTGAGCTATAAGTTAAACCTGAGCCAGCTGTTGTGTTTGCTAGGCTAATTACGCCTGCACTATAAGTAACACCGTTGGTGCCGCTTAGGCGTGCATCAATACGTGTATTTGCTTCTGCTTGGCTAGGACCAGTATATGTAAACACACCGTCGCTGTAGCTAAAGCTACCATCGCCACCGGCATCAGTTGCACTGAATAGTGCTTTAACTTGTGAACCAGTTAAAATGTCAGCATACGCTGAACCGTCGTTAGTGAACTGCCACTTATCATCAGCTTCGTTCCAACGTATTTGAACGTCGGCACTGTCACCGCGTTTAATTCTTAAACCAGCGTTTTCAGTTGGACTACCGGTTGTAAAGTTGCTGTTTAGGTCAATAATGTTATCAGCTAAACTAATTGTTTCACTGTTAACTGTTGTAGTTGTTCCGCTTACTGTTAAGTTACCACTTACAACAAGATCAGCACTAAATGTCTTAGCGCCAGCAATTGTTTGTGTACCACTTGTACGAACAACTGTGTTGTCAACACTGAATGTACCAGTTGACTTGCTTAAACCGTCGCCTGCACTTAGATAAGTTGCACCATCAACATAACTCTTAGTTGCAGCATCCTGTGCTTGAACTGGATTTGTTACATTGTTAATGTACTGACTGTTAACGTCTAGGTTGCTGGATAGCTTTAGGCCGCCACTAGCGGTAATTGTTTTACCTGCACTTAAGATCACGTTTGACTTAAGTTGGATATCACCTGTTGCGCCTGAGTTAAGTTCTAAATCGCCGCCTGCACTTGTAACAAGTGCTAGGTTTTGACCAGCGTCGGCACTAACTGTAATAGTACCGCTGTTATCAGCAAGTACCTTTTGTCCGTTAACATAAAGAGAGCCTGGACCTACGAAAACGTCTTTCCAAACTTTAGATGCTGTACCTAAACTATATGTATTGTTAGCACTTGGTACTAAGTTACCTGCTAAGTTTTCATAGTTTAGACTAATTGTTGCGTTACCGCTTGATGCACCACCGGTTAAACCACTACCTGCAATAACTGCTGTAATGTCAGCACCGCCCAGTGCCGCTACATCAGAGGCTTTGGCTAGTGGATAACCGCCTGCTGTTGTACCATCGTGAACTACTACCGTATTTTTATCTGTATCGATGGTAATTTCGCCAGCTAGGCCAGTGAAACTGGCGTGTTGGGCGGTATTACCACGACGTCTCTGAATTGCTGTTGCCATTCTAAATCCCCTAGAGTTATACTCGTTTGTTATGCATATTTATCATTTATTTTATAATCATTAGTTCTAGCTCATCGCTCAAGTCTTTGACTTTGATCCAATCGCTATTAACTAGTTGACCTTTATAAACTGGTGCAGAACCTAATATGCAAACTACCGCCCAGCTTTTTCTTTTTTCTCTGCCCGCATACTCTTGTGAACTATCCCAGGTATGATCCAGCACAGATTTCTTTAATTCATTGCCATTGCTATCTGTTTGAATTTCAACAGCATTCTCTGGTAATGCAAAATCTTTTGACAAACTGTGTTTATAAAAACTTTTTAACTTTGTTGTTTCCATTTCCAGCCATTCAACAACATTGTATTTGATTTGTTTACTTCTGTATTTTTTGTACCAGTGGTTCCATGCGCTATTGCCAACAACTGCCGCATGTGGAACTACTACGCCAACAATTTTATCGCCTTCGTCGGCTACTCGTAGTTTACCAGTAGCATCTAGTGTTACTGTAAAACCGTTTCTATCTTCAGCGCGACTGTTTCCGTCTGCCCACTCAAATAATTCTGCATAGCAAGTACCGTTGCTGTAGTATGAGCCGTTTGCAAAAACACTACCTTCACCATCAACTCTGAATGCTTCTGTATGCTCGTCTACTATTACGCTAATAGCATTCCAACGATTACTCAACGGAGTTGCTGCGGTAACACTGAATGCATTATGGTCGTATTCTAATGTTGGAATATCGATTGAAACTGCATCCGTGTCATTAAATCTATGATAGATACCAAAAGTAGCATCGTTGACTTTGGTCATACTGCCTAGTGCTACAGTACCATCACTGAATACGTTAGTACCTTGGCGATTCATTCTGCTTACAGCACGGAATACAAATGTCTTGTCATCATCGCCATCACCTTCAACGATTACACCACGTGTACTGCCATCACCACTGGTTGGCATGTCTGCTTCACTGGTATAGCCGGATCTAAAGTGTGCTGAACCTTTACCATAACTTCTTGGACTCTTTGTACCTGTAGCAAGCTGTCCGTTTTTACCCACAAGAAGTACTACATCGTTTTCTTTTGAAAACAACAAACCATCATCGCCAGCGTCAATGGTATAAGGCTTTGAGCCCGTGAGAACGATACGATCTCTACGCTGTTCGGATGCGCTGGTAATCTTTTGTAGTGCTACTTGCATCTTTCCTTCAAATTCCGTTGTCAATTTCTTTGTTACTGCTTGAGTAATTTCTTCAGTTAATGCCGCAACATCGACTTCTGGTTTAATTACTTCCTCAACTGTTTGTTTTTTAGCTCTCGCCATGTGTGTGTTCCTGTCTTTTAACTTACAATTGCTCTGTCTGTAATACGTCTCCAGTTTGAACCGTCGCTGAACGCCATAGTGGCTCCGCCTGATTCATCGCTGATATAAATCATTTGTCCAGGTATACCTGCATTTGGTAAACTTGCTACCTTAAACGAGTCGTGTGTGACTCCTCTGGTTTCTAAAATATATTCAAAGTCACCAGTGTAAGAACTGCTATCAGCAACCATGCCGTAATCTATAGTGATGTTTGCTGCTTCTGCAATAGTACCGTAGTCAGTTATGGGTTCAAAAAGTACACCCCTAACAACACCTGTTTGCAGTGTTGATGTTTCTTTATCAAAAGTAAATGCATCCGATCCAGCAAAGCTACCTTCGTCGTTAAATTGAATTTGTGTATTGCTACCACCCGGATTTGCACTAACAGTAGTAAAACTTAAATTGCCATCACCATCTGTGGTAATAACTTGTCCATTAGTACCATCTGCTGTCGGAAGTACATAAGCATTGGCAACGGAAATACTAGTACCATGTACTTTGAAAACTTCGCTTTCGTTGTTAGCGCCGTATACTTTAAAAATAGGTGCAGTATTGTTGTCGTTATCACGTACACGAATTACTGTACCTGTACCGTTAGCATGTTTTAGGTCTAAATATGCGCCGGAGTATTTGATGGATGGGTTAGTACCTAAACGTAAGCTGCCGTTGACAAATAATTTTTCGTTAGAGCTTGTAGAGCCAATACTTACTGTATCGTTAGCACTGTCAACAAACAGTGTACCGCTGTCTACGTTTAGATTTGTGAGAGTTGAACCAATGCTTGTCCAAGCATTAGCATGATATACCTGTAAGGTTGAATTGGATTTATCAATCCAGATATCACCTGTGTCTGCGCCTGCAGGTACAGATACGTTGCCGTGAATTCGGGCGCCCTGTTTTCCAACCCTAAAATCAGGTTGAGTGGTACCCTTAAAGTTACCAAAAATAGCCATCAATGTCCCCGGTCAGTTCAGTGAAAAATCACTGTCAATGGCATGTGCCACTGTCATTTTCCGTTAAAACTATTTATCAGGAACTTTGAAAAAGTTTAAATTAAGGCTTCTACAACACCAGGATCTTTGTCTAGCTTGTCGGTGATAGCTTTACCAACTATAGCTGCCGCTGGCACATCACGTGGATATAGTGCTGCTACAGCATACCCAACATGTCCTTCACCTGCTGTAACTAATACGTCACCTTTACGCACTACGCCCTTAACCTTAACTGGTACACGGCCTCGTAATGCAATACAAGTTACGTGATTTCCAGTTAAATCACTATTCATAACGTGTGCTGGGTTAGTAGTAACAACACCTGCTACTCGTGTTGATTCATAACTCATACAGGCTGTAACTTCTTCATCCCCACCAAATACAAGAACTGTACCTGGTAGATAATCAGCATCACCTAAATAGTTTTCTGCTAAGTCAGCATAACGTGCGCTGGTTGCTGTTGCAGTAATTACGTTTGC